CACATTGAACTAACAGATAAGTGTCAAGCACAATGCCCAATGTGTGCTAGAAATTTTAATGGTGGCAAAACTCGTCCTTTTATACGTAATGGCGATATTAGTATTGAACAATTTAAAGAATGGTTTCCTAAACACTTTTTAGCACAACTAGATAATTTTTACAGTTGCGGCAACTACGGTGATCCTGCATTTGCAAAAGATTGTTTAGAAATTTATTCTTATGTTCGAGAGTGCAATCCAACTGCTAGACTTGCAATACATACTAACGGAGGTATGCGTAATACAGAATGGTGGCGCAAACTTGCAAAACAAAATGTCGAAGTTATATTTGCTGTAGACGGCTTTAAGGGTAAGCATGAACTATATCGTAAAAATACAAAGTTTGATAAAGTAATTGAAAATTTACGTGCATTTGTTGATGCAGGAGGAAAAGCAAGAGTAGATAGTCTTGTGTTTGCACATAACGAACATGACGTAGAAGAACTTGAAAAATATATATTAAATTTAGGTGTTGAAAAAATTAATTTTATTAGTACTTCGAGATTTTATAATATAGATAAATTTGAAGTACACAACGATAATGGTGAAGTAATATATTATTTAGAACCTGCACAGCGTTCAAAATTTAAAAAAACTCCTAATTTAGAGTTAGATAAACTAGTTGATAAAAATATTAGAGAAAACGTTTTATCTAATGCAACAATTAACCCGTTATGTCAGACAGACCAAAGTGTTTATATAGATCCTTACGGAAATATTTTTCCGTGTTGTTGGTTAGGAAGTGATTATCTAGAAAACCATATTGAAGAAAAATTACCAATACATACTTTGCGTAATTTAGCAGTAGACAATACAAAGGAAATAATACAACGAGTTGGTTTACCAAATTGTCAAGACGGTGTTTTGCATACTGATAAAATATTATTTAAGTTATTACCAGAGTACTGGCAAGGAAAAAATAAGTGCATGACTTGTGTTAAGTCGTGTTCAAAAAGTGTATACGATCAAAGAAAATGAACAATAATTTTCAAGACATACCGTGGGATAATATTACAGAGTTTGGGCAGAAAACCCTCCTAAAGAGCCATCTTTTTACAGTTTCGTGGATTCTGGCTAGATTTTGTAATTATAACTGCTCATATTGCTGGCCATACGCTAGATCTAGTACCCCAGACCACCAAGATTTAAAAATTTACTTAAACACCCTTGACAGCATCAAAGCACAGGCTCGTGCAAATGGTTTTACAGATTTCCACTTCAGTTTTAGCGGTGGTGAACCAACAGCCTATAAATACTTTGGGGAGATCATAGATCATTACTGTAGTGATACAGCACCCGGGTATCAGAGTATACACATGACTACAAATCTTTCGCCAGGAAGCAAATGGTGGAGTAGATGGTTAGACAATACTAAAACTCTAGAGCGTAGGAGTATAACAGCAAGTTACCACGCAGAGTTTGCAAAAGAACAGGAGTTTGGAGACAAGTGCCTCCAGTTAATGAACGATGAAACATTTGTCACAATCAATCAAGTTATGGTTCCAGAAATGTTTGACGAATTATACGAACGCTGTGAGCGGTTTGCCGATAGAGGTATCAATGTCACACTTAAACCCCAGTCCGATCCTACTGCATCCTATGTTGTATCTGGATACACAACTGAACAAATTGGAAGAATGCAAACAGGATTCCCACAACAAATCCCAGATAGATACAAAAAGTTAATTCCTTTGTTACAAGTTGAACTCTTAGACAGTAAAGGAAATACATATTATATAGATCAAGCAGAAAGATTTAATGCGTTTGGATTTAATAAGTTTCAAGGATGGACTTGTAATGCAGGCTATCAAGGTATTGTAATACGTGAAAATGAAGTTAAACGTAGCTATAGTTGCCATGATGAGCCAATTGGAACACTTAGTGAAGGATTTGAAATATTTAAAGAACCGCGTAAATGTATTACTCCAACATGTGTTAGTAGTGCAGATTCAAAATTGCCAAAGGTAAAAAATGAAAGTTGACATACAGGACATATTATTTTGGATGGACGCAATTCGAAACAGCGAAGACAGATACCGTACCTTAGAAAGTTTTTGGAAAGGTCAAATAAATTCAAAAATATGGCTTATAGAAAAATTACAAGAACATATAGAACTTGATGATAATTCTATTGAAATATGTGCAGGTTGGAATGGTGTACTTGCTAGTTTACTTTTTAATAGTAACATTCCTATCACTACAATCAGTAGTATTGATATAGACCCTGAATGTGAAGAAGTTGCAAATACTATAAACAAAAGATATCACATTGATGGTAAGTTTCAAGCTATTACTGCTGACATGTCTAAATATTACTATGGTGCGGATATTATTATTAATACAAGTTGCGAACATTTAACGCAAGAACAGTATGAAGCATGGTTAGATTTAGTACCAGCAGATTCGTTGATTGTATTACAAAGTAATAATTTTACTGATATTGAAGAACACATTAGATGTGCGTTTGATATTGATGATTTTGTAAGAATGAGTAAAATAAATCCTATATACAAAGATACATTATCTTTGCCTTTGTATAATAGATACATGATAATTGGAAAAAGAAGCAGCTAATGGCAATAGAAAAATATAAAAAACAGCTTGAAGATATAACAGGCTCACCAACATTTTGTATTTTGCCGTGGATACATTTAGCCACTCGCCCTAACGGCGATATGAGATTGTGTTGTACATCAAATGCTAGTGGAGCAGGTTTTGATCATAAAATTGGATTGGTTAAAAATGAGGACGGAGAACCTGCTAACTTTGCACACACTGCTCCGTTAGAAGCATTTAATAACAAGTATATGTGTAGTGTTCGTAAAACTATGCTAGAAGGTAATATACCAGCAAGTTGTACAGGATGTTTTAAAGAAGAAGATCAAGGAATTGTAAGTAAACGTATTTGGGAAACAGGCTTTTGGATACAAGATGAAGGTTTAGATGTTGAAGAATTAATACAACAAACAGAAGAAGATGGTACTGTTCCTAGTCGTTTACAATATTTAGATTTACGCTTAGGACATACTTGTAATATTAAGTGTGTAATGTGTTCACCTCATGATAGTAGCAAATGGGTAGGTGATTGGAAAAAACTTATACCAGTGCTCCAAGACCCCGAAGTTAAAAATCAAATGACTTGGGACAAAAAGGGGTTTAACAACAAATGGTATGAAGAAGGAAAATTTTGGGACGAGTTGTATGAACAAATACCTAATCTAAAGCAAGTGTACTTTGCAGGCGGCGAACCGTTAATGATTAAAGAACATAAAACTTTTTTAGAAGAAATCATACGTCAAGGCTATGCGCAAAACATATTACTTCGATATAACTCAAATGGTATACTTGTTGATGAAGAATTAATTAATATTTGGAGTAAATTCAAAAAGGTAAAATTTGCTGTAAGTATAGATGCTTGTTTTGAAAGAGACGAGTATATAAGATATCCAACAAGTTTTAAAGATGTAGAACGCACACTGCACTTACTTGATAATACGCCTGATAATATTCATGTTAGCATAGCAACAGCTATACAAATTTTTAATATAAAACATATACCTGATTTTATAAAATGGAAAGTAAACAGTAATTTTAAAAAAATGAATATAGGAACTATTGACGGACACGTAATGGGCGGCGGACTAGTTAATGCACACCTAGTACATATTCCAACATTTCTTAATATTTCAATACTTCCAGAAAAGGATAAACAAGAAGTACAACAAAAATTTGATGAACTAAAACAATGGTTGTGGGACAATTATACTCAAGATGATGATTTTTGGGTTAAAAATCCAAAAGGTTGGAATCAGTGGGAAGGCATTTTAAATTATATGCACAAATATGACAACAGCCGGTTGTTATCAGGTTTTAAAGAATATGTAAACAAACTAGACAATATACGAGGTTTATCAGCTTCAAGTATTTTTCCAGAGTTAGAGCATTTGCTATGAAAGACATAATTAGAATAGAATCAAATATACCTAAAGATATTTTAAGGATAGAATTATTTTTAAGTAATATTTGTAACTATAATTGCTGGTATTGTTTTCCAGGATATCACGAAGGTGATACACCATGGCCTAAGTTTGAAAGAATAAAAGATAATCTTAGTCATATTATTGATTATTATAAAAGTAATGGAAATAAACGTGAAATACATCTACATATAATCGGCGGTGAACCTACATTATGGAGAGAGTTTGGCACTTTTGTAAAATATTTTAGCGAAGAACATAAGTGTGTTATTAGTATGAGTTCTAATGGAAGTAGAACTATACGATGGTGGAACGAGTATGGCGATTATGTTGACCATACTATGTTAAGTTGTCATCACGAAAGAGTTGATCCTGCACACATTGCAGAAGTTGGTGATATTTTATACACTAAAAATAAAACTGTGAATGGAATGGTATTAATGGATCCAACTGTTTGGGACAAATGCGTTTCTATAGTTGAAGCACTTAAGAAAAGCAAATATGAATGGCCAATTACTGCACTTGAAGTACACAATGATAAACAAAAATATACACAAGAACAAAAAGACTATCTTAGCAATTCTTTAAAGCGTTGGCCTAACAAAGAATATTGGCTCGGTGCTGAGAAGTTACCTAGAAATAATCCTACAGTAATTTTTTCTGATAAAACAGAACAAGAAGTTCCACGTAACTGGCTATCGCTAAACAATAAAAATATTTTTACAGGTTGGGAATGTAATATTGGAATAGATACTTTCTTTATTGATAAAACTGGTGATATTAGAGGAGGCTGTGGACAACCAATTTATAATTTAGATACATGCTATAACATTTATGATGAAGATTTTATTAACAAGTTTGCTCCAACAATAATACCTACTATTTGCAGGAAACAAGGAGTGTGTGATTGTCAACCAGAAACAAATGCTAGGAAACAACGTTTACTTTAGTCAACGGAATGTCTGCTGCACAGGTACACCATTTACGTGTACAAACAATTGGTTCTTTTGGTATTTCA